ATCTTAAGAATGCTAACGCTAGGATTATCACTGCTAACCACACAACAGGTGGATCTGAGATCCTAAAGGTTACCTCTGGTGTTGTTATCAACTTAAGAGAGCATCCGCAGGATCGTGAGACAGTTATTGTCAACTGCCGTACAGACAATAGGATAGACATTGTAGGTGAAATTAACATTGTCAACATGTCTTACTACGACGTAGCTAAGTACAACATTAATGAGTACGGCGCTCGTAGTATTATTGTTGAACAAGACGACACAACATTGCACTTGGTATACATCCAAGAATTCAAAGAGTGGTTGGCAATCTAATGAGTTACATACCACAATCAAGAGCAGACTTAGGTATAGCGCAGGCGTATGAGGTTTCAGGTAGTCATACTACTTCTGGGACTGAGATACTACGGTGCAGTGCTGACGTAGACATCGTGTTAAACCCAACACCTAAAGATCGTGAAACGGTAATGGTAAAGCTGACTACAGCCAACACCGTAAAGATTATAGGTGACATTAACATTACGTCTTCTTCTTCTTTCTTTAACATCGCCCAGTACAACATAGACGAGTACGGCGAAACAACGGTAACAATCAACACACCAGACACTACGGTTATACTGATATATGTCCGTAAGTTTGGAGAATGGTTCCCTTATAACTAAGGATAAAACATGTTAACAAACACTGAGTTTCAAATGTTTCTAGATAGGATGCAACAAATGGTAAGTCCTTTGGAAGCGCAAGTACAAGAGCTAACAAAGCAAGTAGAGGAATTACAAAATGCCAGCAAAGAAAGACCCAAGACTAGCACGGGCGGGCGTAAGCGGGTTCAACAAACCAAAGAGGACTCCTAGCCATCCTAAGAAATCTCATGTAGTTGTTGCTAAAGAAGGTGACAAAGTTAAAACTATTCGTTTTGGTGAGCAAGGCGCTAAAACAGCGGGTAAGCCTAAAGCAGGTGAGTCTGACCGCATGAAGAAGAAACGAGCATCGTTCAAGGCACGACACGCTAAGAACATTTCTAAAGGTAAAATGTCAGCGGCTTATTGGGCTGATAAGGTTAAATGGTAATGGCTAAAGGCGTAAAACATTATAAGCGTGACGGTACTGAATATACAGGCGGTACGCACAAGATGCCTGATGGCGAAGTACACTCAGGTAAAACTCACGGGAAAACATCTGTAAAACTTTTCCATTTTGAAGATCTGTCTAAAGCAGCAAAGGAGAAAGCCATGCCCGGTTATGGAATGAAATCAACTAAGCCAAAGAAAAAGCCTGCTATGCCTAAGCGCAACGGGCGTATGCTTACTAACAAGAAGAACAAAAAGAAGAAGTAGTCATGGCTAAAACAAAAAGCAGTCCTAAGCCTAAAAACAAAGCACTGTATGCTCGTGTTAAAGCAGAAGCTAAACGTAAGTATAAAGTTTGGCCCAGTGCTTATGCTTCAGGTTGGTTGACTAAAGAGTATAAAAAACGTGGTGGCACTTATGAGTAAAGCCGAAGGTGGATTAACTAAGTGGTTTAACGAGAACTGGGTGGATGTTAAAACAGGTAAGCCTTGTGGACGTAAGTCAGCTACCAAAAGTAAACGTCCTTACCCCTCTTGTAGACCTAAATCTGTTGCAGATAAGATGACAGCAGCAGAAAAGAAATCGTCAGCTAAACGCAAAACAGGACCCGCTAAAATTAAACATGCTGTCACAGCTTCTGGACGTAGAAGAAAAACTACAAAAAAAGCTTGACATTCCCTTAAAAACATGATATAATAATATTATAGTTAGATAACTTTAGAGAAACTTATGACACCCGAGCTTGAAACTTATTTTGACAACTACAACGAACTCTTCAATCATGAAGGTTTCAAACAACTCGTACAAGAGCTTTCTAGTAACGCAACACAGTTAGCAGATATTCAAACAGTAAAAGATCAGGATGATTTATATTACCGTAAAGGTCAAGTAGCTGCTTTTGCAACTGTTATCAATCTACAAGGTACTATCGAAGCTGCGCGTGAACAAGCTGAAGCTGAAGATCAAGAGCCTTTAGATGTATAAAATATATGACTTCCGTTGTACTAACGGACACGTTTTTGAAGAATTTGTAGAGAGTACCGTTTCAACCACTAGGTGCGGTTGCGGTGCTAATGCTACAAGAATGGTATCTGCCCCGTCTTTCCACCTTAATGGTTCCGATGGTTCATTCCCCGGAGCGCACATGAAATGGGTTAGGGAACACGAAAAAGCAGGTAGAAAATAAACATCTCCACAATGATTATAATCACGGAGTTTAATAATGTCAAGAGCAATGATTGTAGATCCACAACCTGAAGAGGAAAATGTGGACGAGATCGAAACCAACGAAGTTAACGAGATTCAACAAGAAGTAGAAGTTGAGCAACCTCAAGAAGAAACAAGCTTACCAGATAAGTACCAAGGTAAGTCTTTAGAAGATATAGTTAAGATGCACCAAGAAGCTGAAAAGCTACTAGGTCGTCAGTCTTCTGAAGTAGGTGAACTTCGTAAAGTCGTGGATGATTACATTAGTAGTCAAACACAATCAGCACCTCAACCACAACATGTTGAGCCTGAAGACGATATAGACTATTTTACAGATCCTCAAGCGGCTGTCAACCGTGCAATTGAGAATCATCCTAAGATACGTGAAGCTGAAGAATACAGTTCAAACTATAAGAAGCAGTCTGCTCTTGCGGAGCTTAATAATAAGCATCCAGACATGCAAGACATTCTAGGCGATCCTAAGTTTGCTGATTGGATTAAAGCTTCCAAGATTAGGACTCAATTGTTTGTAGCAGCTGACCAAGAGTATGATGCTGACTCTGCTGATGAACTCTTCTCACTCTGGAAAGAACGGAAGCAAGTTGTACAGCAAACTGCTAATGTTGAAAAACAAGAGCGCAAGCAACAACTCAAGGCAGCTAATACAGGTAATGCACGAGGCAGTGCTGAAGGGACACGTAAGAAAGTATATCGCAGGGCCGACATTATTAAACTAATGAGAACTGACCCCGAGCGTTACCAATCCTTGTCAGAAGAGATACTGACAGCATACGCAGAGGGTCGTGTAAAGTAATCTAGGAGATTATCATGGCTACTGTACCATATCCCGGCGCCACCGGAATTACCGGCAAAACTGAAGCAGGAACTTTCATCCCAGAAATCTGGAGTGATGAGATCATTGCTGCTTACCAGAAGAACCTCAAGATGGTTCCTCTTGTAAAGAAGCTTGGCATGACAGGCAAGAAGGGCGACAAGCTCCACATCCCTAAGCCTACTCGTGCAGACGCAAGCGTCAAGGCTGAGAACGCTGCTGTTAACATCATTGCTAACACAGAGAGCGAAATCCAAGTAGACGTTAACCGTCACTTTGAATACTCACGTCTGATCGAAGACATTGTTGAAGTACAAGCACTTAACAGCCTCCGTCAGTTCTACACTGAAGATGCTGGTTACGCTCTTGCTACTAAGATCGACACTGACCTTCACGCTGTTGCTACTGGCTTCGGTGACGGAACAATGACTCTGTCTCCAACTGCTACTAGCTACCAGAACAGTGCTGCTTTCTTCAACAATAACGGCACTACTGCTGCGTTTACTGGACAAGCACTCCCAGCTAACACTGAGTTCAGCGACGGATTCTTCCGTGACATGATCCAGAAGCTTGATGACAACAACGTACCTATGGAAGATCGTTGCCTTGTTATTCCTCCTTCTGCTCGTAACTCAATCATGGGTATCGACCGTTACGTGTCTTCTGACTTCGTATCTGGTCAAGGCGTTCAGTCTGGCCTCATCGGTAACCTCTACGGTGTAGACGTATACGTGTCTAACAACTGTGCAACTATTGCTTCAGGCAAGCGTGCTGCTCTGTTGTTCCACCGTGACGCTGTAGTCCTTGCAGAGCAAATGTCTGTACGTTCACAGACTCAGTACAAGCAGGAGTACCTCTCAACTCTGTACACTGCTGACTGCCTCTACGGTGTCCAAGCATACCGTCCAGAAGCTGGTTTCATTCTGGCTGTCCCAGCCTAAGAAACTCTTGGGGGTCTTTATGGCCCCCTTCTTCTTTTTTGATTTAGCTAGGCAAGAGGAAACTTAGCCATGTCCAACTACACAAAGACCACTGACTTTGAAGCAAAGGATTCCTTGCCGTCTGGTGACTCAGGTAAGATCATCCGTGGCTCAGAGTTTGAAACAGAATTTGACAACATCGCAACAGCGATTGCCTCTAAGTCAGACGCAAACAACCCAACATTCACAGGCACCGTTACTATTGACGGGCTTACTGTCAACGGCAATACAGTTCTAGGCAACGCCGCTTCAGACACTGTAACCGTTACGGCAGACATTGCATCTAACCTTCTCCCTTCTGCTGACGACACCTATAACTTGGGCGCAGTCGGCGCAGAGTGGAATGATCTGTACGTAGACGGTGTTGCTTACATTGACACTATCAACGGCTTTGCCGCTACAGGTGACGTTAACTTTGGCGACAACAACAAAGCACAATTTGGTGCTGGCTCTGACCTACAGATTTATCATGATGGTAACGATAGCTACATAACTGATTCTGGAACTGGAAATCTTAGAATCCGTGGTACTGATATTACCCTTCAAGACGCAAGCGGTAATGGCTTTATTTCAATGGTAGATAACGGAACTGCTGGGACTGTTTACATTAAACACAACGGGTCAAATGTTTTAACTACAACCTCCACAGGCATCGACGTAACCGGCACAGTGACTGCTGATGATGTCAAGTCTGATCTTTTTGGTGCGGCTGATGGCTCCGAAACAAATCCGTCGATTAGAAACACTGGAGATTCAAACACAGGCTTTTGGTTCCCTGATGCTGACACAATAGGAGTGTCTACAGGTGGCATCGAACGTATGCGAGTCAACTCCACAGGCGTCGACGTAACCGGCACAGCCACGATGGACAGAGCAAATGTCGGTACGTCAACCGTTAACTACACAGGAACAGATTTAACTGTTGGAGATAATTCAGATTCTCAAAACGGTTTAGCTATACAAACTAGCACTTCGGGTATTGGAT